AAGATCACGGTCCAGAACCTCAAAGGACCCACATCGACGCAGACATCGGACTATACCATCGACCAGGACGGAGAAAAGGTCTTTGCGAGCGGCACCCTCACGATCACCCTCGCGCCCGCGTCGAACGCCTGGACAGAAAAGATCTGCAACATCGGTACGGGAAGGGTCACGATACAGTGTGCCGGGAGTGACACGATCGAAGGGCAAGCGTCCATTATTCTATCGGGCCAGTACGAGTCCGTTACGCTACACTCAAATGGAGGTGCGCTATGGGTAGAGTTTTAAAGGCTTATTTCCTTTTCGTTATCCTCTGCATCGTCGGTGTGTTTTACTTCGGCTCTGCCTCGGGCAGGAGTATCCACGAGCCCGCCAGGAATGTGAACGGATACGGAGGGTTTATAGGCGCCGTCACGGCCGTGGGCGCGAATGACGCCAACCTCCTGATAACGGACATCCAGAATATCCCCTCGGGAAACTCGGTCACTGTCAGCCCTAATACCCAGATCACCTTCACGCCGGGCTCCGGGATCTCGGTCCACAGCGGGGCGAGCCTTTATTATTACGGCAGCATCATAGCAGGACCCTATCGAATTATCTTCGGGAGCGGTGACAGCATCTTCGGGGTCAATGCCACCAAAGGCCCTTTCTATGACGGTTGGCGAGACGACGCGAGCAGTGCAACCGGGTACGGTTTTGGGGGGGAACCCAGGGACGGCTACAAATTCGATGTCACGGGCAAAATGGGCGCCACGGATATAACCGGATCTTTCTCCGGGTCCTTGCCCTTCACCGACCTTACCGGGCAGGCAACTAACGCGCAACTGCCGGATCCTGTGACATCAGGGGTTTCTACCGTTCAACCAATCGTCGCGGGCGTGAGTATTTATAATATCACCACCTCGCAGACATTGACTCGTGAAATGACCGGGGGGGCTTTTATCGGTAATTATGGCGCTATATCTGAGGTGACTTTATGGGGATTACCCGCCATAAAAGGGATGACATATAACGTCAGCCTTGATCAGGATCAAACATCCGGGTCGACAATTTGGTATGTTGTTAATGCCGCCGATACAATTATAAACAAACCGGGCTTTGTGACTGGCAGCGGAGCAAGCGCCATAAAATTGAGTGGAACAACGGGCGCGGGATCTTTTACTTTCAAGGCTGTAGCAGATAACGTCTTGCGCATATACGAGGAGGGGACAGTTTCTTACGTGTCGATAAACTAATGAAAGATAGAACACGCAGAGAATTTCTAAAAAACTGTTTCCAGATTGGTGGCTATGCTGGGGTTGCTTGCCTTGGCATGGGAGCTATTGAGGACGCCAGAGGTTGGGGGATACTACCCGCTGTCATTACCAGTGGTGCTGCTGCCGCCGCCGCCTCTTACTCTGCATGGCTTGGAACGGATCAGGAAGGTTGGACCGATTCTCAAGCGAATACGAACATCTGTTTATTCGATGCTTCAGGTGTAGGCGATGATGACTACTCGACCGGAGCGGGATTAACCGGCGCTGATCTTACATTCACGGAAAGCGGTGCAATCGTTGGGGCCGTAGGAGACCCACCTTATCGTCAGATCACCGACAATGATATGTATAGTGTTACATCTAACTACCAGAATTTAATTACCGGAACCAGCTGGTCAATCATAATTAAGCTTGCAGATCTACAAAATCAGGTAGCCGGTGTTGATGATTTCGTTTTTGATTTCGCAGATGGAGATGCTGTTGATTTCCAGTTTATGGTACATACTAACAACACTCTTGAGTTATTTACTAACTCCGTGAGTTCTTTCACAGTCGATACAATCGTTACAACAGGTAACATTTGGCTGGCAATTTGGAGAAGGAGTAGTGGAAATATTAAATATGGATTTGTAACGACTACTGGATCGGGTGCGCATGGGCAGCCCACAAAAGAAAGTGATTTTGATGCTAATAAAATATACGATACATTGCAGGCATTTTCTCCTATTCATAATCCCTGGCTTGATAATGATGTTTTTTCGCAAAATAATGCTAATGGCATAACTGCCAAAGCATACTATATGATTGTATCAGAAGACTGCTTGATCGCTGCTTGAGGGAATAAATGGAATATATAAGATTCAGGAAACGACCTGGCCTTGGATATTATGACCCGGCGACAGGTAAAAAACTACTCTCTATTGAGGGGCGTATGAATAGAAGAGGTATAGATCAATTCGCCGGAATCCACGACCCTGATAAATATCCTGCCTGTGTGGTTAGAGAAAAAAAGAATATTAAAGCCTGGATAGATCGAGGGGATGGTTTTATCATTTTAAAGATGGATATTACCGAGTTGAAAGCCACTGCCATTGTCGAGGTGGAATCGGCCAGAGATGCGGTAAAATTAACAGCAGAGGAAATAGAAGATGTGACTGCTGATTGGGGGGTAGATTTTGAATCGGGAGTGACAGAAACACCATGAAAACCAGGAACGGGAGGATGAGATGAAAAAGAGAAATTATTTAATTTCAGCGCTTTGTATCATTTTTTTTGCGGGGGTCAGTCTGCTTCATTATTCCGGGAAACAACCCACCAGACAAACAGCGAACAAGTCGTCAATTAAAAGGGTCCCGAAATTCCTGCAGCCGCAGAATATCAAGTTCATGATCCCTTCGGCCAAGGCCGCGGCATATGACGGCAGGCTGACGATCCTGGCCGACGAAGACCTGGTGATCGGCACCACAACCACCCAGATCATGTCCGCCGTCAGCCCCCTGGCCGTCATGGCCGCCATATTTCTGCAGGGTGATACCGCCCGGTTTAAACTCTACAGCCTGGCGGAGCGAAACAATGGGGCGGTACTCGACGAAGGAGATCTGATTTTTCTGGACGAGGCGGACGAGGTTAAGTATTTCAACACCGTTCTGGATGAGGGCAGTTCCGCGGCCACGGCCTACGTCGTACTCTATAAAATAGGAGGCTGATGTGATGAAATCCATGCGCTTAAAAAAACCGGTCGTTATTCTGTCAGTCGTTATCCTGGTGCTCCTTTTAGCGGTTGCAGGGAGTGTCTATGCCAAGCCTACACTCCACCAGGACAACCGGCGCATAGGGAATATCGTCCTCCCTGATGACCTTATTAAAGTATCTTCGTTTTTGAGCGATAAAACCAAGCGGTTCATTGAGGCGCACGCAACCGATCATATCCAAGTAACGGTCCAGGGATCCGAAACGGTCCCCTTTAATATCAACGGCACAACATACATTCTGAAATCCGATACGAATGTCAGTCTGGCTGCAGATCTGGATTCCGGCACTACCACGGAGGGGACGGATTATTATGTATATGCAGTCAGTGGCGTCACGTCCTCAAATGCCCTGGATTTCGTAGTCTCTGTTAATTCTACCTGGCCAAGCACATATAACGCCGATACGTCGGCAAAGATCGGAGGATTTCACCTACTTTGTGCTTCGGTTGGCACAATTGCCGGTCACACGCTATCAGATTATGTAATCGGAGACATCCTGCCTGCGTCAATTTGGGACCTGAAACATCGACCACGGTCATCTCCGGAAGGGATGGTCTACTCGGATCAGGCCAACATTTGGGTGGATATCTATCTTGCCTCCGGCTCTGGTACTACTACTGCCTCCACAAACGGCGGCACAATTACAGATACCCGCAACTGGATGGATTTCGTTGATGATTTTGCCGCAGTCAAAAAGCAGCTTTTGGATGATGGAGAATTTCAAATTATCGCCGCGGGCAGCAATGAAGAGACTAACATCGTAGGCAGCGCCGATCCAGTCACGACCGGAGGGCATTCGGATACGGCCGGACGCCGAATGATCAGTAATATTGGCGTAGAGGATGCCGCTGGTGTAATGTGGCAATGGCTACGCGACCAAGGCTATCGTTTTGACGGGCCGGTTGCTCATGACCACACTGAGACCGGAACCGTAACGGCAACATCAGGGACCACCATAGAACCCATATGGGGATACTACGATCTCCCCGGAGCAAAAGGATCGATATATAAACAAGGCACATATGGTGATATAAAGCTGCATGCGGGCGGTCATTGGAATAATGGGCCGGATTCCGGTTCGCGGTCACGTGCTGCGAGTGTCTATCGCTGGGCTGCGGGTGCGAATATCGGCGGTCGCGGGCGGTCGGAGCCGTTATAGCACGAAAAACGAGCAGACGTAGAACGTTCGCGATTTTTGGGCTGATAGGTCATAAGCTGCATGCAGGCGGTAATTGGAATAATGGGACGAATTCCGGTTCGCGGTCACGTAATGCGAATAACTATCGCTGGAATACGAATACGAATATCGGCAGTCGCAGGCAGTCGGATACAGGCGTTTGAGCAAACTCCTGGCTGGACCTATCGGCCCTGTCGGACAAAAGGTCCGGCAAAACACAAAACGGAGGATGAAGGCGGCTAGTAGGGGAAAACCCGAACGTCGTCTGCATCAGATCATGAAACGACACGGAAAACTATGGGAAAGGATCACGGATATCGAAAACCTTTATGATGCGTATAGGCGTGCTCGTAAGGGAAAATCCTGGCAGAACAAAGTGAAACGATTCGAGTCAAATCTTGATGTTAATTTGGCTCATATCAGGAAAGTATTGTTGGATAAAACCTTTGCGACCTCATCTTATGTAGAGAAAATAAT